TTATAGTTTCACCAGCTTCAAATATTACATTATTAGTTTGTGACACATACAAGTATACTCCGGTTCCCAAATTCGTAGAAGTATCTATTGATAATATCTTAGCAGTAGCACTGTTCGTATCACTTGTAATTACTTCTCCCTCAGAAAATGCACCAGTATTCGCGCTAAGATGTACTTGAATTGATTCTAAAAATTGATAATAGCTTTTTAGAAACTGGACAAACATCGCGTTTTCTTTTCGAAAACTAACGGGAAGCTGATTTTCTACAATACAAGATAAATTATTATTAACTACAGCCATTAAAAATTACCTTAATATGTTGTTGTCGTAGTTGTTGTTGAATTTGCGCTGACACTTCTTCTTTCTAAAATATTTACGTCTGTGACATTAATTGTAATATCACTATCTAAAATTTGAAAAATTTGTTCTCTTACTGGAATCATATCCTCTTCAACTGGTTCAAAATATATGTGAACAATATTATTTGTAATAGCTTGTGGTGCAAAAGCTACTAATATTACTTGTCCCGTAGTATAATCAATAGATCCAATATTATTTCTTATTATAGTTTTTATAGTGCCTTCCATTCTATAAACTCTTATAAGTCCATTATAATCTTCCATTTTACATGCATCATATAAAGTGCCTGCTGTATCTCTATATGTAAAACTTGAACTAGATATAGCACCCAAATATCCATCAAATGGATGTGCTATCGCATTATTAAAATAAAATCTATAGGTTACTGCCGTAAGCAATGAGGGAATAAATGATGTATAAATTTTAAGTGTCATAAGACTATTCTTAATAGAATCATCTGATTTGTCTATTTTTGTCAATAGTTTTGAAAATTTAAAATTAGTATCAAATAGTCTTAAATCTGTGCTATTATAATTCTGTATTGTAGTTTTTACTTTTGCCGCAATCGCTGATGAAGATCCTGTAGTTGCAGCTGAATCATATTTTACTGTTACTGTTGGTTGAACTTTATAAATGATTGGGTCAGTTATTACTGGTTCAATTGCTACCATTTTTCTGTCAGACAATAACGCTATAACCGTTTTTCTTTGTGCTGTTGTTAAAAATTCCGCACCTTTTGGTTTTATCGCAATATACACTTTACCATAAACAGGAGTTGCAGAGGTTTCTCCTCCCCAAGACTGTATACTTTCCGCATCTGGAAAATTTGCGAATATTAATGCTTTATAATCTTCTACTGTTACTGCTCGTCTTTGAGAAGAAAAAGTTTTTGGTGCATTAAATTTTACTGATTCAATCGATTCTCTTTCCGCTCCACCATATGCAGCGGTTGAAGTTGATATAGAAATATTATCAAATCCCCCCACCGCATCTAATGCTTTAAATGTTGAAGCTCCATTGGGTCCTTCTCCGTTACATACTAATGCTCTAATCTGAACTTGGTTTCCATGTGTTAACGCTCTTCCAATAGATCCATCACCAAATTGAATTTCATATCTACCATTAGACACTTCTGAAGTAAAATATATATTTGCTGTGCCAGATATGGCTGTAAAATCTCCTGCCTTTTCATATGCATAAGATGTTGCATCAGATGGAGATACTTTAACAGTAACTTCTGCTGTCGATATATCCACATTTGAATTTGGTAACACAAATCTTTGTTCTTTATCTGAAGTATCTTTAGTGAATGTATATACTGAAGGGACTCCCTCTCTTACATCCATTTGTTTTACATAAGCTCCAGCTAAATTTTTATCTATTTGAAATGCCTGTAGAGTTGAAAACACATATTGTTTTCCTCCAATTGTTGAACTAAATTTTGTAAATTTATCACATGTAATAAAAGAAGGATCTCCTGTCGGGACAACAGTAACATTGATTGTCGCACTTGCTCCAACATGAGATCTTGGTGTATAATTTAACATTGCGGCTTTAGATGCAACTGAATTTCTTATAGAAGCACTACCTAAATACATTTCATTCGCTATCATATTTAAATAAAATGAGTTATAGTGTGTATTATAAGCCAAAACATTAAGAATCGTATTTATTCCTGAAGCTGTAAAATCATAACCAGAAAAAACCGTCTGATTACCTAAAAATGATTTTAGATTATCTTTAATTTGATCAAAATCTAAATCTGTTACATCTAATTTTTCTGTTGACATTTTATTCTACTTCCAAAAATTCTGTAATAGTTATTGTTATCGGTTCTTTAACTGGTTTTACTATGATTTGTACACTATATCCATTTTGATCTGGTCGCGGAATACAGAAAACATTTTGGAGTTCAACTATGCCGCTTCCATTATCTTTAATTGCATCTGTAATGGTTTTTTGAATTGCTACTGCAGTAATATCATTAACCATTTCAAATAAATGACGGCCAATATCACAATAAAATTGTGCATTAAAAGGAACTTCATATCTTCTTGTTTTTAATAAATGCTTTATTCCCTGTGCAATAGAATCTGTTTTATTTTTAATAACAACATCCCCCGTCAAAGGATGTTTTGCGAAAGTTAAAGAAACGTCTGAAATCGTTTCTGATTTATTTAATTGAGTTTGGACATCTTTTTCGAACAGCCAATCTCTTTCTAAATTTCCGTGTGTATATGCCATAATACTAATATTTATATGTTATCTAACTAAACTATACTAAACCCGCCGCTTCTAATAGTTTTGCGGTTTTTTGACTGCCATCCCCTCCCAAAAATAACATCATACCATAAGTAAAATCTATATTTTCTGGTGGTGCATTACCAGCGTTAATTAATTTATTCCTTACTCTCTCAGTTCCACCATTCGCAGGAGGAATATAAAGAAAATATATTCCAGCATCAACAATTCCTATTTTTAGTAATGCTAAAAATTCTTCCATCAATTTTAATATTTTTTCTAATTTTGGTACAATTTTTTCTTCAATAAATTCAATCAGATCGTCTATTTTTTTAATTAAACCTGAACCTATTCCTTTTAATCCTTCTAAAAAGTCTATTAATAATTCTAATATTGGTCTAAGTGCGGGTACTGCATCCTCAACATTCATGCTCCAAAAATCAGGATAAACTGATTCAGGTATATTTTCCTTTTTGAGTGTATTTTTATTAATTGCCTGAACAGAACAAACTCTTGGTGCGGGAAGATTAGCACTACCTTGATTTTTCCAATTAGGAAGCCATAGATATCCATCCAATATAGCTTCAAAATGTCTCAATAAATCAACATTAATGTCTGCAGCATTTAAACCTGATCCTTCTAATATCATTTGTGCTGCCCATGTACTTTCTTCATCTGTCAAATCTCCCAATTCATCGTCATCATAATCCGGTTTATCTGGATCTTGGTCATCATCATCATCATTAACTAACTTGTGAAGAAGTTCTTCCCATATTCTTGCTCCTTGTGTATCTGGTCCACCGCTAAATACTGGGGTGCTGTCATTGTCAGTCACTACACCAAAAGCTGTAGATTGGGTAGTAGCCTCGCGTAAACTTTGAACATCCACACTCCCAACATTATCAATCTTTGCTTTTCTTTCTATTTCTTTTGCCGCTTCTAGTTTTGTTGTTAGATTTGTAAGCACTAACTCCAACTCTTGAATTTTATCTTCAAATCTGCTGTGAGTAGATGCTATCTTTAAGTTCTCAAGTGCAATGGCTTCATTGAGTTTTACTTTTTCCTCTTCTAAAGTTTCTATTTTAGTTTGTGAGGATTGTTTGTCCTCCTCAAAGCCATTTACCTCTACTTTCAGTTTTTCTATTTCTCCGTCATACCACTCTACTAAGGAACCAGAGTACTCTCCGGGCTGAGCTAAACGGTTCGCTTCAGTTGCTTCGACTGTAGCTTCCGCTGCTTCTAATGTTTGTGAAGCTTTTGATTTTTGGGATTTTAAGCTTGCCCACTCTAGGGAAATATCTCGATAATGTTGATCGTCTCGATATAATTTTTCTTCAATCTTCGCTGGAGTCGATTCTGTTTCAGCTTTTGCTACAGCGATGGGGTGCGCTTCAACATATGTCATTGAATTGCCTATTCTCGTCAGTTCCAAGTCATAAGCTTGCTGAAATATTTCTTGCCGTTTGGATTCTTCGTAGTCGCGTACCTCTTTCTCTATATTAATTAAATCTGTTTCTAAACTAGTTAAATTTTCTTGTGCATCTATTTGTTTAGATTCTGATTCTTGCACAGCCTTCATTTCAGCTGATAGCGTTTCTAAAGCCTTATCTTTCTTATCTTCATATTCTGATATTTCTGCTTCTTTTTCTAAAATCCTAGTCTCAGTACGTTCTATGCTTGATTCTATCTCAGCAATTTGTTTGTCTTTTTGAACTTTGTCTGCTTCATGTTGTTGTTTTCTTTCTACAGAAGTTCCTATCTCGACAAGATTGCTTCGAGGCTCTGACAACTTTGCTATTTCAAGTTTAGTTTTCGCCATTTCCACTTTAAATGCAGCAGAACCAACCGCATGCTCTGCAGCAAGTACTGAATTTTCCATATTCTCCACTCTTTGAGCCGTTTCTTCCTGACTAAGTTTCCTATGATATGTTAATTCTTGCTCATATCCTCCTTGACCAATCTTATCATTATAATATTGATATAAAACTACTTGTCTAGCACCCGCGCCTGAATCATGTTTCCATCGTCTTGCCGCCATAATTCGTTTCATTATATCTTCTTTTTGATCATCCTCACCAAACACCTTTGTTCCGTTTTTTAATACATAAGAATTAAAAACCTTAAATGCATCACCTCCTCCTGGATCAGGTTTAGTGGGCTGTCCTTCTTCATCAATTACTCCAAGTCTATTATCAAGTTCGACTTCAACCAAAATATCTCCAGGTCTAGTATTTGGAAATATAGTCTCATGTAAAACATCAATTGATTGTTCATATCTCTCTATTGTTCCTTGAGTAAAAAGATCTACACTAGCTTCTGCTGCAGTAGCGCTGATTCCTGGAGTAATATGATCATACCATTCCGCGTTTGATGTTTCATCAGTTCCACCACTCGTCGGAGCTTTAAATTTTGTTGCCGTTCCAGATGCAAGTATTTGCATTACTTCGCGAGTTCTTAAATTTTTAAAAAATACCTTATCCTCTTTATTAGAATTAATGTCAATTCCTCTTCTTCTAAATTTTTCTTTATTATCACTATTTGTTCCTATTTTAAATATATCTCGTTCTGCTTTTATGCTTGATTTTTTTCCGGGCTTGATTGGCCATTTTTCTATTGGCGGATTTGACATGCCAGGATTAGGTGCACATAAATTTGTAACAATAATCTTTTCTTCTCTTAAAGCGTCTAAATCATTTGTCAATTCTACAGCTATATCAAATGCATCTTTAATGGGTCTTATATCTGCAAAATAGTTATAAAGTTTAGCTAATTTTTCTACTATTTTAGCTGGATCTGACGTACCAAGAATTATTACTAATGCTCCAGCTATTCCATCTTCTGATATTACCGGTCTATTCACATCACCTTTATCATCAAAGGCGGCGTTCATTATTTCTATCATTTTACTTGGTTTGCAAATTTGCATTTCACCTCCAAGAGCCCAAATAGAATCTGGATAAGTAATATCATGATACCCATCACCAGATTTCTCTAAAACCGGTTTTCCTTGAGCTGATCCGGATACCCCAGGTATAACTCTATTATAAAAAACCTTTCCGTTCCAAATTGCATAATTTTGATGATTATTTTCATACATTTCCCAAGATTTTTCATGAGGAACACCTGGCTTATATGGTTGATTCCCTTCAGCTGCCTTCATATCATCAATATCAACTATCGGGTAAGCTGTAAATTCAATTTTATTCGTAAAGGGATTAACGTATATTCCTGATATTGCTGCTTTTTTTATTCGAAGATTTGGTGTTCTAGATTTGACTTTATAGACAGATAATGCTGGATTTTGACCATTGATAAAAAGAGTATATATTCCTGATCCCATAAAATCATCAATTTGATTTTGAATCTTTGAGATCATTGCATCTAAAATTAAAAATAATGGATTTATCGACGCAAGAAGAAAAGCCTTATTTGCCTTCAACAATACCTGGCCGGTTTCCATTGCTTTTTTATATGCTGATATCGCCTCTGTTACATTTTCTATCATTTCTGGAAAAAGTTGATTAGTTTTAACACTTGCTGCTAACCAATTTCCCTCCTTAATAGCTTTTTCTCGCAGCGCTCTTTTCTCTTCTGAACCACCCTCAATTAAACGACTAACATTTCCACCTTTTCGAAAAGTCATTCATTCTCCTTCTTCTTTTCTTTTAAACCATCCACTTCTTTTTTCAAACTAACAATAGTTCCTTTTATTATATCAATCATAGATTCTATTTGATCAGCCATTGGATTTGGCGGCAATTCTTCTTCTGTAGTTTTCCATTTATTAGTTTCCATAATATTTACTCCTTCCTTTCAACATATCATATGCGTTTCTTTTATCTCTAACTTCCTTATATTTAAATTGTAAAGAATCCGCCGTTGATACAACTTCATTAATTAACCCTATATCATCACCTAAAGCAATATTTACCGCTTCATATATTGTTCTTCCATAAGGAATCAATGTCCCTGCAGCTTTCGCGGGAATTGTGTCAACTTTTACAACAGGAACCGAACCGCTACCTGCTGGAGATGATGGATCATAAGTAGGATTTCCAATTCTAGAATTAAGTTCAGTTATTCTTATGCCTATGTCTGCATTACATGCATCTAATTCATCTGCTAAAGCAGTAGCATCCGTTTTACTATATGTTCGACCATCATAATTTTGACCATGATAAGTATCCAAATCATCAAATTCAGCTTTGCAATCGGAAATCGCAGTATCAAATGTTTCCGCCGCCGTTTTCTTTGCTGCATCATATTCTCCTCCTCCGTCAACTTCTAAAAGAGGATCTCTATAAGATACTAATCCATCTAATGTATTAATTTTTCCTAGTACATATGGATAATCATTAGATGCTGCGCCCTCATCTCCATTTATTATATGTTGAATATCATTCTCCAAACAATTTACTTCACTAATAGCATAAGTAATAGTGTGTTTATAAGGGGGATTACCCGAAGGTCCTTGCTGAGTACCTGAAAAAGAATGTGCTTCTATCAAGCTCGCCGAATTTTTCCAATACATGGTAACACTAGTATATGTGTGTGTTGAAGCTGTATTAACACTTTTAGTATCTGCAGATCCCCAAGGGGTGAATTCTGAAGAATATGTACCATAATGCCCCGCATATCCTGCATTTGTGGGCACGGTTCCTAAATTTGGGTGTTCTTTATTTTCCTCATGGCCGGAAGTAGAAGTTACTGTGTCTGTTCCATTAGAAGCACTGTTCAAACTCCCCGCCAAACTTGTCATTGCGGGTTGTAATTGTGGAACAAATGTTGCAGATGGTTCTGTTCCTCGTGCTGAGCCATGAGGTAATGAAGTAACTGTTGGTGCATAGTTATGTGCGGATGTGAATGGACTCACTAAGTAAAAAAACTTAGCTGCAAAATCTATCATATATCGATAATCACCATCCAGAGCTCCAGTAGTATCTTTTCTATTTTCTTCATATTTTACATGCCTTCCTGTAAATATATCATTCATTCCTAATCCGGATGGTTGTGATCCCCCATCATCTGCGCTGTCTCTAGCTCCAGCAACAGCGGGGAAAAACGGATTTGTTATGTTACCACTATAATTTCCTGAATCTTGTCCTATTTCTGAACTGGAGGAAACCAATTCTGTAGAAGCTGATTTAAATAAATCTAAAGAACTTGATTTCGCCGATGCAGGATTAAATACACTAAGGGCGGTTTCAAATGCAGATTTATCCATAACTGTTAAATCTTCAAATGATTCATTAGTTTCATTATAAAGTCCATCATCATCGCCAATAGGTTTCCATGATGAATCAGGAACCATTCCCTCAGGAACAATTTGAGCAATTGCGAACATTGTATTTTCTTCTCTTGTTGGCATAATTTGCTTTGATGTAATCTCTAAATTAGTATATACATTATCAACATTATCATTAAGTACTACCACATTTAAATCTGTATCAATTGCGACTACAGTAAGATTAGATGACCATGCCGTACTTGATAATTCTGATCCCATTATCAATTTCGATGCATCAGAAGTAGATATAGTATTTCCTGTAATATTTGTTACTAAATCTAATGTTGTATTAGCAGTTATAGTAAATTCTTCAAAATCATGAGTAAATCTTTTTAATCCAAAAAAATCTGCGATTTTAGGTGGAGAAACATCAATTTCATCAGACCCTTGTTCTAAAGTGTGAGATAAAGTAACAAACTGATCTTGGGTGGAATTAAATTCAACATCACCAATATTAGCATATGCAAATTTTTCATTCCAGTTTCCCTCTTCCGCAGTAACACTATCCCCAAATGTAACGGGGTTTCCAAATGCCATGTCAACTCCAGGATTGACATATGGAGTTGTATTAGCCATTAAATCTATTAATTTTCCCGTTTCTCTACTTCTAACAAAATAATAATCACCAATATAATTACTATAAGTATTAGACGTTCCATCCGCCTCAGTTGATGTTACGGTACTTCCAGGAGTATCACTTAAAGAAATTGTATAATTGAGATCTTTATCTCGAATCAAAACTCCAAATTTAGGTTTTCCTCCCGTTCCTCCAGTTAAAGAAGGATATGTAAAAGATGTTACTCCTGAATAATCACTTGGAGAACCTAAACTAAAATATGAAACATCACCAGAACTTGCTCCCAAACAATTTGCTCTTATTTGAGCATTTGCTAATGCTAATGCAGGAACATCTTCAGTAGAAGCTACACCAGCACATAAATTAGCAAACGCATCTTCAAATAATTCCAATTCTCCGATAATTTCTAATCTCGCATCTATTAAACTTTGAGGAAGTTTTTCAATATCCTCTTTAGTTTCTAATATTTTTTCAACTTGTGATGTCATGCTGGTGGTCCTGTTACTACTACTGGTGGTGAACCAGGAATCATTGCTGTTATTACTATTTGTGTTGTATAATTATTTATCGCATCTGCAATATCTGAACCAAACTGTGCTCCGGATGCTGGCGTTTTCATAAAAATTTTACCCATTTTTGTCATAAATATTGGAAGCCCTCCTGTCGTTACTATAGAAAGTTGCCTTGCACATTGTAATGTCATAAAAGCTCCATCAATTTTCTTCGCAATTTTTTGCCCTATCATTGCTCCTACTGGTGATTGTTTTTGAAAAATTTTCCCTATTTCTAAATCTAATGTATTAATTTTTGCCATAGCTGCAAAATTTCCCCCAGCCGGATCCATAGCATTTGAAATATAGCTTTGTACTCCATCTTTAATTATTTTTCCCGCATCTAATCCTGTAGTATTAGCTTTTGCGAATCCGGATTGTAATCCTGATTTTAATTGAGGCATTCCTAAAGGCATATTGTCCTTACATTATACATTGCATAATTTTTGTTTTAACTAAATTTAGTGCCGCAGTATTTAATGGCATTCCACTATTTCCTGAACCAGTAGGTACTGTTATTTTTGTAATTTCATCTATTAAATCATCAAAACATGATTTTAAGGATTTTCCAGCTCCACTAATAGATAATGGTGCACCAGATTTTAAAGCAAACGTTCCAAACGTTCCTGCAAATGCAGTGGGTGATTGCATTACTATACCTGCTGGAGAAATCACAATTTTTCCAAGAGTTCCAGTATTACCTAAAAATAAATTAATATAACCTGTAGCACCAACCGCACTTTCTGCTGCATTGATCTCTATGGGTGCTAATCCTGTGTGTAATTTAATTCCAGATCCCGCAACAAATGGTGTTCCTATTGTACTAATATCGACAGTTCCTATAGATGTGGTAATATTGATATCACCTGAACCAGATAATCCAACAGTACCTTCTGCTCTCATTTTAATTTGTGAAGCATCTGCAAATAGGGGGCCTTCAGCGTCAAGCCTCATTGATCCTGTTGAATTTAATTCTAAAGTACCACCACCAGAAATAGTAGATCCTTTTTTTGTACCCACCATAAAACTAGTTGTATTCGATTCATATCTATCAGAAGTAATATAATAATTTCCACCATCAACATTTGCATAATATGATCCACCCGCACCAATTTTTAAAGAAAAATTTCCTTGTGTAGATTGTTGATCTCTATTAACAAATAACTGAAAACTCTTATCAATTGTTTCAATCTTATGTCCTTCAATATGTTCATATGAATTTGAATGGACTATATTATACGCCTCATTTACTGATTTTGTTACTACAGTTCCGTCAGGATGATATTCTAAAAATGATCCTGACCTATGATATAAATGTACTCTTTCAGCATCAGGAGTATCATCAAATTCAAAAACATGTCCACTTTCCGTTTGTTGTACATGATTATATGGATATACTGCATTATATGGTGGTAAAGGTTCAGAAAATCTATTTATTATTGGTTTAAGTAATGCTTCTTTAAATTTATCAGAACTGAGCTGAAGTGGAGTAAGAAAAGGCAGGTTCATATTCTTTCTTATATTTACTATTGAACCAAAATCCCCACCAGTGCCCACATTTACTTGGCCCGCATTACGTGAATTTTTCTTTCTTTTTAAAATAGAATATTGACTTTCTGTTCTTTTTCCATCTTCAGAAGTTCTTAATTTTGATGTTGGATCACCATATCCTCTTGCTAATCTATTTGTGGTTGGTTCATTCAAATAATGATAAGAAGGAAAAGGAGAAAGTTGTTCTTGTTCAGTAATTATTACACCATCACCCGCACCAGAATATTCTAATATTTCCGGTTCTCGAGGAACTTTATCTGATTGTCTTGTATCAGCACCAAGTAATAAAGATCTAACTCTTTTTTTAGCGGCTTCTAAACTAAATGGGTGTGTATCAGATGCAATTGCACTGTCATACATCCTAGCATCATAAAAACCAATTTGAGCCGTATAAATTTCTCTCACATCCTGTTCAGGAACTCCGTGTAATGTGCCCATCATTACTGGTTCTTGTGCTTCTCTTCCATCACGAAAAAATCCCATCACCCAAGTTCCCTCTACAGGCCCAAGTGGGGTTTGTCCAACTCCCGTCTGAGAAGCGGAGGTTATTGGCATCAATGGAAAAGCCCACGGCAAATCTATAGGAGGCATTAATTTTTTATCATCAGTATGCCAACCCAAACAGCGGACTTTACATCTACCTAAGTACATTGGATCATGTCTATCTTCAACAACACCAACCCACCAAATAAATTCCATTCCCATAGAATCAGGAGTTAACATATTTTCTTATCTCCCACTTTGACCTTTCATTCTTCCAGATACAGCAAGTGCTTCATCTGTATCTTTGCCTTCCCATGTACCAAAATTAGATGGAACATAATCAGTTCCTGGTAATTTTCTAGATAATCCATCTTTCATTACATGTAAGCTTAAAGAATGTTCAACTTTACTCTGCGTTTTTTGAAAAACATGTGATAATCTTGTTACTACAAATTTTCCAGAAGCCAAAGTTGACTGCCTTATTGTTATATTACTGGTGAGCTCACCTAATTTGGTCGGTAATTGTAAATTTATAACATCACCAACCTCTCTATGTGTATTTCCTGGAACCGTTATTTGATATATGAAATTATTCAATAATTGATCTTGCATTTTTCTTTTAGCATACCAATTTTCTATGTGTGTTTCTCTTAATCTAGAATCTTGAGGAGCTCCTTCACTATTAATATCCGTAAATCTCACATAACAACCTTCATTCGTCGATTTTAATGAAACATTCGCTTGAGGTTTTCCTATTACGTCTGATCCTCTAGATATTACAGGGGCATCAGATAAATGAAATGTATCATCATCAATGACATATGTTTGATGTTGATGTTTAGAATTATAATCAACAGTATTTCCAAAATCATTTGCAGTAGTGACAGGTAATTCTTGAATCAGTGCACCAGTTTCAGTATCCGTTCGAATATTTCCGGCATCTAAATAACCTTTCTTATAATATAAATCATGATAATCATGACGCATTCTTATAATATTATGAGTTATTAATCTATTTCCATACATACCATTTTTTAAATTGGTATCAACAGATATTGAAGATATTTTATGATAATCAAGAATCTTATGGCTTTCAGAAGCTACTTCATCATATGCATTTTTATAAGATAATCCCACAGGGGCAGAGACATATTGAATTTTTTCATTTCCTTGCATTAATGTCTCTAAAGATTTAAATTTAAATCCTCCTCTTATTGTATCATAAAAACAATAAAATGCTCCCTTTGTATCTTTTCCTTCTTCAGTAAGTCCTGCAGCTTGGAATAATCCCGGATCAACTTGACCAGCATCATAGCCTTCACTTGCAACTCCCGATCCTGCTGCTTCAGCTCTGGATGCTAAAAATAACATTGCCTGAAAAGGTGTTATATTTGGTATAGTAAAATTGTGCTCAGACTTTGTGGTTTCAACATCTAGGAGTCTTTCCGGAATCTCCAGATTTGCAGTCGCAGCACCAGAAGTGTGTGGATTGATATAATTTTCATATATATTTTCAACCATATCACTAATTTTCATTCCGGCATAACATTTTTGAACTTTTGTTGCCAAATTAATAACATATTCAATACTAGTGAAATTTAAAGTATAGGTAACCAATCTATCATTTTTGGGATCTATATTAAAATTTGTTACTTTTACAACTCGAAAATATCTATCTATTTTATCTTCAGGTATATCTGCTCCAACAGATTGAAAGGATATATGAAGAATCTCCTCTCCAATAATAGGTATTCTTTCAAATAACCCAGTTGCATCACCAATATCTATATATCCACTAACATAAGGAGAGAATATATTTTCAGTAATCTCACATCTAGTAAACATGCGTGTAAGATCAACAATACCTCCGGGAAAATTATTAGGACTAATTATACTAAAATGGTTAATTTTAACATGACCTGCATAATCAGGGACTGTATGTGCCGTTTGTAAACGGTCACCATTGAAAATAATTGAATCATAATTATTAGATGCCATTTATATACCTTAACTAAACATATTTCTTGCTGTTTCCAAAATCTGCTCGACCCAAGAATTATCTATCAAAGCAATTGTCTTTTTACTATCATTGCGTAAAACCTCATATTCATAATCAGACACAGTTCTTTCCATACCATCACCCTGTGCGGCAACAATTTGATAACGAGTTGCATCCACTTCATAAAATCTCTCTTCTATTCTTTCTTGTCCTTTACTTGCTGGAACTAATTTTTGTAGTATTTCTTCATAATGATGAACTCCACTATTGGCGGCATCTAAGCTTCCATATTTACATATTATATGTTTTATTAATTCGTCTTGAGATAATGGCCAATCAAAGATAGGATCAAGAATATTATTTGCTAAGAATATAAGCCAAACATATTCAAATCCACCATAATATCGAAGAGATAGTGTATCAGCCCGTTCTCCTTCAGGAATATTATAAAGCTGCTTAGTATATATAGCTGATTTTATAGACTGTTTTAATCTATGTCTTAATGATATATCAGTTACCAATTTTTGATGAATTATATCTATTTTTTTTCCAGCATGATTTGTGCCGGTATCAAATCTATAATATAATGCTGGCATATTTTTAAAATATTCTGACATTAGTCCGTCCCGTCCGCGTGCCGACTATTATATAATCCCCGCTTCTTACCATCACCACCGTTCCAGAAGAAGTCAACTTGTCCCGCATCATGAGCTCGTTTAAATTCCGCTATCCAGCTTTGCCCAGCTGGGGGGTGGTGGTCACGGACGGGCTGGTCGCGTGAGGGTGCCGGTTCGACTGCTGAGGCTTTATCAGAAGTAGAGTTGACCGGCAATTCTGCATTCTCTAAAATAAATTCTGTTTCTTGAAACACCAATGATAATTTTGTATGTACTGGAAGTGGATCACTAACTGGATTATCATAAAATGCCGGGCCGGAAGCTGATGCATCAAAATTTATATCCATAGATGATAATACAGATCTTCTTATTCCCATTTGATCAAACCTTTTAGGTCCAGTTTCAGTACCAATATAAAAATCAATAAAAAATTCGTGTGGAAAATCAAAATATACACTTTTCATTGTCAAAAAATCATGCATTTTTGGTAACATTCTTCTTTTAAAGGTTTGAACGATATTTTTTACCATAACAGCTTCTTTATAATTTCTTGGCCAAAAATCGAATGTCATATCATGTGTTCTAAATGCTCCAGGGCCTTGATATATCATAGCAATGTGTGGATTTATCCCTACTCCTGCCGTAGCTGAAACCGGTTGTAAAGATCCACCAAAATTTGCTACCGCTAATGCTCCCACACTTGATGCAAAATCTTTTGCTTCGTCTGGCATGTCTTCCACCCCCTTTGCTATTGCTGATTGGATGGACTCTCCTTTCTTTAGACCCCCGCCCACAACCTTCATTCCTATTCCCGCTAAAACACCAACTACTGCAGCAACTCCTTTAAACCTTCTTGCTAATGTAGACGCAACGGCGGCTCCGGTCATGCCAGCACCCATAGTAGCTCCATGAGATTCATAAATTGCTCCACCTGTTAGGGGTGTAAAATTTCCTGTAAATTTAGTTTTCATTGATCCAGGTGGAATATGTAATGCTATATCAGATGCCCCAAGTTCAGCCGCCCTACCGCGATTTCTAGGTCCTCCTGGTTTTGCATGAAATAATATAAAATTTTGAGTATCTGTATGTACTTCTCCCAAAGATAATGGATATTTTAATACTGTCCCCGCGGTTCCTTCATCATCCCCGAAGCCTGACTCTGCCCATACTTCTCCTGCCCTATTATTCATCAAATTTGGATCTGACATTTTGCTTTTCTTTCTAAATATAAATGTATCTTAAAAACTATTCATTTCTATTTATATGGCATACAAAGGAAAATACAAACCAAAGAATCCTAATAAATATAAGGGTAATCCCACAAAGATTATTTATAGATCTGGTTGGGAAAGAAAAGTGATGGAAAAATTGGATTTAAGTTCTCAAGTGGAACAATGGGCGTCTGAAGAAGTCATTATTCCGTATAGATCACCAATTGATAGAAAAATTCATCGATATTTTCCGGATTTTTGGGTCAAATTTGCGAATAAAAAGGTCGTGATTATCGAAGTCAAGCCGAACAAAGAGACAAAACCGCCTAAAATGAAGGAAAAATCGAGAAAATTCATCAGGGAAGCCAAAAAATGGGGCGTAAATGAGGCGAAATGGAAAGCCGCGACCGAATTTTGTAAAAATAGTGGATGGAATTTCATAATTCTAGATGAATATGACTTAGGAATCAGAAAAAGAAGGAAAAATGGCGGAAACACCGAAAAATAGTGGAAATTTAATAGATATATTACAAGATGTGATAAAAAGAAAGCAAATTCCACAAGAAAATATAAAATCTGCTCAATGGTTACAAAATAAAATTAGAAATTTTAGAAGAAATTTAAATGTTAAATTAGATGACTCTAGTATGTCCGCTGATGAATTTATGAAAGGGTCTAATTTGGTACAAAAAAGAAGAATGACCAAAGCTAGATTAACATTATTCTCATATAAAGCAAAACATGAAAAAACTTTACCATATTATGACAGATTTCCCTTATCAATGATCATAGGTAAAGATGTAGATGGATTTATAGGATTAAATTTTCATTATTTGCCGTATCAATATAGAGCAAGACTATTAGATGCCGTCGCATTTGGAAATGTGATTAATTGGAATACATTAAAGAGAAATAAAGTGACTCGACCATGTATTAAAAAATATTTAACAAGTCATGTTCAAGGAGCAAATGGTATGGTAATAGAAGGAATTGAGCAATTAAAATTTGCAATATTTTTACCAATAGAACGTTTTAATACCAGAAAAGAAAAAGTCTGGGAAGATTCAAAAAGGATAATATAATGCCAGCAGGATTTAAACAATCAGAACATTTTATCGCAGCGATAAACAAACATAAAGGCCCCGCAAAGGCAAACAAATATCTACTTACAGGTCCATATGGTGTTGTTGTGGAGGGAATTGCGAAATATCTTGGACATGATATGCGAGATTTTAAATTTATGTGTGATGCCGCAAATTTACCTGGAAGAAATTTGGCCACTACAGAATTTAGAACAGGTAGTGTATCTAAATCATATGTCCACTCTAATAATTTTAACCCAACAATGACTTTATCTTTTATACTAACTGATGATATGTTTATTAAAAAAATTTTCGATAGATGGATGGATGATATCATTTCTCTCACCGATGGAAAATTGAGCAATGCTGCTGCAGTACAAAACATATTAAAATATCCAGACCAGTATTGCGGAAGTTTTGGTATAAAAAAACTTGCAACAAATTTATCTAGCAGTCCTGCAAGTGCTTCACATATAGATACTTATCATGTGGAAATAATGGAAGCATTTCCCAAACAGATTAATCCTATACAATTAACTTACGGTTCTCAGGACATAATGAAATTACAAGTCGTGATGGCTTATTCCCGGTGGAGAATAATACGTGGTTATTGACAATGACCGGTTTGATACATAAAATAATAATTATATAATTAGGAGATATTATGAGTTTACCCAAGATTGATATTGCAACATTTAGCACTACTCAACCTTCTGCAAAAAATAAAAAACTTACATTTAGACCATTTTTAGTAAAAGAAGAAAAAATACTAATGATGGCAATGCAAGGGGAAAATGTAGAAGAACAAGTGGTTGCAATTAAACAAATTATAAACAATTGTTCACAACAAGAATTTGATGTTGATACAGTTCCTTTATTCGATTTAGAATGGATATTTTTACAATTAAGAATACATTCTGTTGGAGATCAATTAAATTTAAAATTTAAACACAGAGACGGAAAAAATAAAAATGAAGAAGAATGTGCACATGTATCAAATGTAAACGTGGATCTAAAAGAAGTTGAAATGGTATATGATAAATCACATAATAAAGAAATTGAAATAAATGATAAGATTACCATATTTCTAAAATATCCAAATATAGAAACTGCTAATAAAATCAAAAATACTGAAGATATTGACGGTATTATGACTTTTCTATCCTCAGGAATAGAGTTTATTAAAGATGAAGAAACTTTACATGAAACAAAAGATTTTACACAAGAAGAAGTAATAGAATTTTTTGAACAATTTAATCAACAACAAATGCTTAAAATTCAAAACTTTTATCGAACTCAACCTGTAATACAACATGACATAAATTATACTTGTGAAAAATGTGGTGGAGAAGAATCTATTATTCTTAGGGGCTTGCAGGATTTTTTAGAATAACGCTTTCTCATGATTCTTTAGAATCTCATTTTTTGACTAATTTCGCATTAGTACAACATCATAAATACTCTTTAACAGAGTTAAATGAGATGATTCCTTGGGAAAGAGAAATTTATATTGAATTATTAAAAAATTGGATACAAGAACAAGAAACTGAAGCTAAACAAAGAGAAGCAGAAAGACATTAATGGCAGCAGCACCAAAACCATCTGGAGGAAGAAAACCAGGACAATTTGGCACAACAGAACTTCGACTAGGAAGAGCCTCCGGTATTGGAGAATTTTTTGATGTTTTAGAAGATGCGACCGCTAAAAGAATGGAAAGAATGGCGAAAGGATATCTACACGCCATTACAGCTTCTGCTCTTTCTCCATTACCAACATTTGCACAAGCTAGTATATATGATGCCATTACTGATCCTTTTGGGGGAGGAAAAGATTCTGCACAAGAGTCAACTAGAACTGCTGAGAGGGAACCTAATTTAGATAAATTATATAATGTACCTTTACCTGTTATAACACAAGGAGGAGAAGAACATGGAACAGCACAAAAAGTAGCAACTGCGATTGGTATAGGTGGTACAAGAGTTCCATTATGGCAAAGTAATTTAGAAAAATTATTTAAAGTTCCTCTACTTATTACAGAGAAAAAAGATACATTAAAACTAATAGAAACAGAGAGAGAATCAGAACCAGAAAAAGTAAAAGACGAAGAAAAATCCAAATTCAGCATGAAAGAATTTTTTGGTGGTCTTTTTGGAGGTATTATTGATATTGGTGCATGGATTTTGAAAGGTATTGGAACTTTAGCAATAGCTGCTTTAAGGTTTACAGGGGGTCTTGGTATTATGGGTCTGATGGCCAGTTTACTCTTTAATAAAGAAATTGTAGATCTATTTAGAAAAGCATGGGGTAAAGAATCGAAAAAAATGGGAGCAAATACTCAATGGGGTGCAATGATAGCTAGACTTTTTGGCGGTGGAACAAAAAATGGTGCTTCCTTCGCTAAGGCGGCAGAAGCAGGTCTAAAAGGTGGAGCAATTGGGGCTGCAGGAGGACTTGTGTTTGGAGGCTTGCCTGGTGCCCTAGTTGGATTTATTTTGGGAAGTGCTTTTTTCGGTCTTGGTGCAGCTTTAGGAGAAGCGAAAATCACACTGGGTACAAATTTTATCGCAACTTGGTTGGAAAAAACTTGGGAAGCCGCGCGGATGGAATGGGAAGATGCGAAACAAGTTGGACTAAATGCTGAATTAGATATTTTAAAGAAGCGAGCAAAGGAAGTAACAGAAAGAATAAAAAGCGGAAAGGCGGTTGAAGGAGAACTAATATTAATTCAAATGAAAATCAAAGCGAAAGAGAAAGAGCTCCTCGCTTCAAGAAGAGAATATGCAGAACAATACCGAGATTTGGTTGATAACGAATATAAAGAAAAGATTTCCGGAATTAGAGTACAGAAAGAATCTCAAAAAAGGTTAAAGTTACTTCAAACTGCTTTGTCTGATGCACAGAAAAAAATAGAAGAGGCCACAAAAGAAGGAACAATAGATGATAAGGCAACGCTTTTGGGGATTCCTATGATAGATACTAATAGAAAAAACATTATGGATGATTTACGTCTGCATTTAATCAAAAATATTGGGGGCACGGACAGTGCGGGTGTAGATGCATCTGGAGAGGTTGCATTACAATTATTGAGAGATAATGGTATCCTTAGTAATGACAATTATATGAATATTGTTGATCCACAAATGTTATCCGATCCGGCTTATCGTGATAAGGTGTTCGGAGCATTAGATGATATACTTCAAAAAAGTATCAGAAAAGATCAAAAATGGCTGAAGGGAACCGGTGAAGGAGCCAAAATGTATAGAGAAGCTATAAAAAAAATAAGAGAAACAAAAGATCAATCACCGGAATTGTCGAATGCAGAGCATAACCTTGAAACAACGGTCAGCTGGACTAAAACGCTGGAAGATGCAGCGGGCCCCCGCGGTCCGGAACCAGGTGCAGGATCAGCAGGACAGATGATTCCAATTGTCAACAATAACAATGATGGTTCAGTACATAATAACAGTTCTTATGTTAATAATATACTCCAGCCCACATATTTCTCTACTGACAATCTGAACACGCGTCAGTTGGCTTTAAGTTAATGATTAACTAACGGACTTTCGCCCGCTAGTTAATATAATTTATGCAGCTTCTTCAGCTAATTTCTGAAAATACGTCAATGATTCATCATTTTCATTTTCAGCTGTTGTAACACTTTCAACAACAGGTTCTACATGTGGAGTGGTCATAGGTTTACCACCATCAAAGGGAGGTTCACTTACTGGAACAACTGATTCTGATTGTGCACCAAGAACTCTATCAAGTCTGGACTTCAATTCAGAAAATTCCTTAAACCTACTATCATCTGTAAATTCAGAAAGTGGAAATTCTTTCTTCCAAAGTTCTTCAAGTTTTTCATCCGCACCTTCAAACAATGGTGAAACTGAATCAAATTCAGATTTATCAAAATTATTAAATCCATCTACCTTACGAATCTTCAAACGAAAGTTCGCTCCTTCCCAAAGATCAAAAGGATTAATAGGATTTTCATCTTCAAATTGTGGATTCATTTGATCATTGATTTTATCAAAAATCTTCTTACCATATTTGAAAAGTTTAAGTTCTCCCTCATTTTGAGGATTGGCAGGATCTTTGAGAACTAAAATATTTGACATATAAACAAGACGCCGCTTTTGTTTGCGAGCGATTTCTTTATTTGCCTCAATTCCAGAATTCCAAAGTGAGGAATTATATTCACATACTGGACACTTTTTTCCAATAGTAGTTGGACATTCCTCAATGTACCATCCACCAACACCTTGAAATCCATGATTCCAAGTTTTTGCCCACGGCAGATCTTCTCCTGTTGGTGCTGGGAGAAACCGGGTAACAGCATATCCATTACCAGATTTATCAAGTTCCGCTTTCCACATACGAGTGTCTTCCGCGAAACCCTTTGAACTATCTGCTTGTTCTTGTAGTTTTTTATTGATTTTGTCAATTGACTTTTGACGTGACTTTTTTAGATCAGAAAATGATTGTGACATCTTATATCCTTATATTTTTATGGTTAACATTATATTTCATCTGATTCGCACTATACATACTATTATACACTATTTATCATCCCATGTCAAGCCCCCCCTTCATTATTTTTTTGAATTTAGAAATATCATCTATTTTTAGAAAAGGTTCATATTTAATCATCAGACGATAAACATCTGGCCAAACTACTTTATCTAAAATATTTTTATTCCAAAAATCTGTAAATTGTAAAATTTTATCCATTATAATTGCTGATTCTATATTGATTCTTTTTCCTAATATCTCTTCTAATAAAATTGGGTGCTGTCCTTCTTCAACAGTAAATATTCTATTAAATCCCAACTGTAATCCCAATTCTCTATTGTTAAAATTCTCAATTAGAGATCTTAACTCATTTATATCTTGAGTAAATTGATATGTTAATGATTCAATTTTATTCTTCCATTTATTATGAGTTCTTTTCGCGTCATCACCATACATTTCTCCAACCCACATATCAGAATTATAAACAAAATTGGAAACCAAAAATCCTTCAACTTCTTCATGTTTTCTTAATTCTTTGGCGAGATTTTCAAAAAAATACCTATCATTTCTATTTTGATAAGTAGTATATCTTGCAGAAACGCCCCTATTCTTAAAAGAATAATTAAAATAATTGTATCTATCTGAATTAAAGTGTCTTTTTAATGCAAGATAAGTTTTATATACATCAAACCCTCTTAACATAATTAAAATTTAGATATAAATCTTGCTATAGGTTGTACAAATGGAAGTAAGGCAACTGCCATAACTGTATTCACTCCTGTATGTACAAGTGCTACTTGTTTGGTGACTCCTGAGGGCATACCATCACTCACTAATATTCCTGCTATCCATATCGTTCCAGTTGTGCCCACATTCGCTCCTAATATTGCTGCAATCGCTGATGGTAAAGGTAAAGCACCAGATGCAACAAGTCCGATGACTGCAGTTGTAGTGAGTGAAGAAGATTGCCAAAGGAGGGTACATACAATTGCTCCAGAGAACATCCAGTAAGGGTTTCCTAAAAACCATTCAAGTTGTTCTAAGTGGCTCATTGATTTCATTCCACCTGAGAACATCTTTAAACCAATGTAAAAAATTACCAAACCCAAAAGGGCTTGAAAAACGGGATTATTAAATTCCATAAAGTTCCTTGATTTATATTTCCACGAATCGTAGAGTTTTCTATCTTTCTTTTTCATTAAATCGGGAGTTTGGATGTCTTAGGAAAGAAATTCAATTTTTCTGCGTCATCTCTAAGTCGTTCTTTATTTTCAGCACTAAGTAAAGACTTAATTGTTTCTGCTTCAAGATTATTTTCTTCACAATAACATAAAATGGCGTCTAAGTAATTCATATTAGACGTGGAATTCACCAAATGAGTTATTCTTTCATTAAATGCTTCTCTATCATTAATATTAAGCATATTCTTTTTTTTATCGGATTTTATCAATGATTAAATTGTAGATTGTTTACTTTTATAATCTTTTATTGCAGCTTTGATTGCATCCTCTGCAAGTACTGAACAATGAATTTTCACTGGGGGAAGAGATAGTTCCTCAACTATCTGAGTATTATTAAGATCCATAGCTTCATCTACAGTCTTGTTCTTGATCCATTCTGTTGCTAGTGAAGATGCTGCAATCGCAGAACCACAACCAAATGTCTTGAATTTTGCATCGATGATTTTGTTGTCGTCATTAACTTCGATTTGTAGTTTCATAACATCCCCACACTCTGGAGCACCCACAAGACCAGTACCGACATTATTACTCCGCTTATCCAGACTACCAATATTTCTTGGTTTTTCATAATGCTCCAATACTTTATCTGAGTATGCCATTAACTGCCTTCACCAACTGCCGCAGATTCCTTTTGTTCAGGATCATCTTTATCCTTGAACCAGTAATCCGTTGACTTAGCCAACACTGCGACATATGCGCCAACCATAATATTAATTAGATCGCGAGATTCAGCAGGTAATGCTCCAAAAAACAATAACCATACTAAAAACAAAAATGTACATACTATAATCATGGACAATAAAAATCGTGCCCACCAATTCAACTTCTTTCTTGTCTCAATTCTTTCATGTCTAAGTGCTTCCATTGGATTATTCTCCCATAATTTTTCTTCTAAATTTTCAATCATTTCAACTGAAGTGTTAATTTTTCCATCACCAATTCTATCTCTGGTTTTTTGATTCATTTAATTTTCATCCCATTGTAATAATTCATGAACTCCTTGTTCTTCTAGAAGTAAGCGATTCTGCCAATGTTGATCTTTAACATCATCTTTATTCTGTCCATGATATCCAACTGCGTAACCATTTTCACACATCCATTTGTTTATGTTTGTCCATCCACCAAATTCATGTCCATCTTCAGTACAGTTAATCCAAAGCTCTCCTAATACCCTACCAAACTTACCTCGACTATCTGACTCTGGACATCTACATTGAATTTCAATATCATCTCTATCTGATAATATTGCCCAATGCACCCATGATGTTAATGCTTTTTTGGATAGTTTACCATAGATTTTTTCGTTCTTGTGTCTTGTTCTAGATTCTGGTGTATCGATTCCTAGTAAGCGAATTCTATTACATATCCGTACATCGAAACCCAAATCAAAAACTGCATCAATAGTATCCCCATCGACAATCTTTTCTACAGCGGTTATGTTGTAAACAAATTCACATGGTTCTTCGTTTATATATTCTGCCATATATTATTTTCCTTGTCCTCTATATTTCTTCCAGCATTTTTTCTTGTGTTTATTTGTTGGTCGAGAATATTGTGATTTACCTATACTAGTTCTTTTTGGTGTAGGTCTTTTTCTAACGGTTTGTCTTATTGTCTTAGGTTTCGCCATCTACCCACACCCACAATCACCATTTTTACATTCACAAGGATCACAAGTACAATTTTCACACTCGCATTGTTCGTTATTACACATATTTTTCTCCTATTTAAATCTTTCGTCTGTTTGCCAAATTTTATCATCATCATAAGCCCAAGCTACTAAAGAATATCTAGCTCCAGATATTACTTTTTTCACTCTATGATTAATATTTGAATCGTAAGTAATACAGTCACCAATATTTAACTTTAAATCATTCAGCCCTTCAAATTCTAATTCACCACCAGTGAAATCATTATTAAGTAATATTATATGTGAACGAATTTTACTTTTATCATTATGCCAATGAAAATATTGTCCTACTTTATATTCAGAAAATTGTAATGCTAAATTACTTTCCAATCCTATTAATTCATCTTTATCACTAATTTCATAAAGTTTACTTATTAACTCTTCTTCTTTATAATTATACCAACTTGAATTTCTAAGTTCTTTAACTATTCCTCGATCATTTACTGGTGCGGCCCGCACATGTTGATAATTTTTTAAAATTATATTAAAACAAGTTTCCTCGTCAATAAATGCTCTTCTTATTTTCGGTTCAAATGTCATAAAACTCTAAAATATAATGGGGGAATTCTTCTGTTCCTAAGTGATTCCCCCCAAACTCGCTAATTACTGCTTCTCTACAAATTCATAGAGTTCTGTAGCCTTCTTCTTAATATCCTCAATGGAATAAGAATCTGGCTGAAGTTCTTCAAACAACTTCATATTTGCATCGCCTTGCTCTTTTGCAAATTCCCATGCATCAATAGCAAAGTGTTTTTGTCTTTCTTGTTGATCATAGAGATAACTTTGTGCCATCTCTAAAAGTCTAAATCTTAATTCATATGGATTAGACATATTGTTCCTTTCATTTGTGTGTGTGTTGTGTGTAATGGTCAGTTCTTCTGTTCCCAAGTGACTGACCTGAACTCGGCTATAGTCTACGCAGCGAGTGCGTAAGAGTATGCGGTATAATCGTCATTGTTTGCGATTAATTTAATGGACCGTTACGGTGGTGCCTCTACCGAATACCTCTATATCTACCTTCACAATCAATCGAAATCTATTTCAGCCCCATCAACGAAAGTCATATCCAAAATAAAGTGTGACATAGGTAATACCTAAAGCGAGCAATATCATTATTGTGAGCCACATTAATTTCTTTTCCATAACTTCCTTTGGTGGAGCTGATCGGAATCGCACCGATGTCTTAACTGTTATCTAGATATGTCAACAGTATCAATAACTATTTATAACCTCCTGTAATCTTTCTACATGTTCATCAGGATCCGCATAAAAAATTTGTGGTGTTCCATCAACTACTGCAATAACTATAACTACTTGAGTTACTTTATTTCCTGTTCTTTCTTCATACATCTTTGCATATGCAGTTCCCTGTAATTTATAACTTTCTATCCATTCTTCTTTTTTTGGTTTAGAAGAGGTTTTCCAATCTATTATAGAAATTTCATCATCATATTCAGCAATACAATCACATCTACCAGCTACTCCAAGAAATTTAGACCACAAAGATACCTCAAGACCATAAATTTTTCCAATATGAGTATTTAAAATTGATTGAACTGATTGAAATAACTCAATAGAATCAGGCATATGCCCACTCAAATAATCTTGCTGATTTTTGAGATAGTCTTCGATAATCGAATGCGTTCTTGTTCCTCTTCGCGAAGCTTGTGTTGAGATTCTATTGGCTTCTTCTTCTCCAACCCGCTTTCGCCAAGCCTGTATACCAGCTTTGGACAAAGATGATAATACTGTAGTGATACTCGGGAAATTTCCATCTGGTGTCTCGTATAATCTTTTTCCTGAAGTGTTTATTTGTTTTATTTGACCAGGAATATCAACTGTTTCGTGTAAAAAATTCATATTAAGGTATATTCATCGTGCTTCCGGCATGAGAAGATTTAATTTCTTTTAATCTATCTCTAAATCCATCATCTGGTTTACGCATACCCATCTTAATTGTATCGCCAAACGCCGGAGCCGCTAACATTTTTATTATTGTACCATGACATGATCCACATGGACAAGGGTATTCTGTTGGTTCATTCATTTTAGCGATAGATAACTGACGCTCAAATTCATGTCCACATTTTTCACATTTATAATCGTATGTTGGCATATTATTCTGATTCTCTTAATGTTACTAGTAAAGGATATTTATTTTTCTTAGCTTCTTCTAATGTATCAACTGCCTTTTGCTCTGCTATTTGATATGAATAAAGTCCCGCTACACCTTCTCCTAATTTATGTACATTTAACATAATTCTTTCAGCATCAGGTGTAGTTTTATTAAAAATACTTTTTAATATATAAATAACAAATTCCATAGGAGTATAATCATCATTTAAAAGTATAACAAAATAAGTTTTAGGAACTTTTGAATTTATACTTTTCTTTTTCCTAACCTTAATTTTATCTTTTACATCTACGTCTGACATTTAAAATTCTTGATACCATTTAAAATTACAAACCTTCATATCTTTCCAAATTTCAGGATGATTTATTCTATCTTTCACTAAAACATTTATTTCATTTACATTTGGTACTGATGATGTATAGTGTTTCATTTCTGGTCTATTTTCAGGATGTAATATTATCATTTTTTCATCATCATATTCTGTAATACCACCACGTTTATAAACAAACTTTCTACCACCTCTTCTATAGTACACACAAGAATCAAGTATTTTCAAATTCATGTATGAGTCTATTTTTTTAAATAAATGCACGTCTCCATGATGTATACCTACATATTCCTCATCATATCCACCTGACTTCCAAAAATCTTTTTGTTTTATACAAAATACATTTCTTGATTGTTTTTTATTTTTTATACTTCCTTCAATATAAGAATGACCTATAAAAGAATAATATGTATTTGTAAACTTGTTATTAAAAATATTTTTAACTAAATCATTTATTGTATTTGGTGGAATGTGTATATCAATATCAGCAAAAAATATCCAATCAGTTTCTACATATTTTGCTGCTAAATTTCTCGCGCCATGAGAATTAAATCCTAGATCTTCATCCACCACAAATAAAGAAATATTATCTTGATTTATTATTACATCTTTTGCTGGTAGTTTTTGTGATCCATCATCAACAACTATCAATCTTTTAACTAAAGATTTATTATGTTGATTAAAAGCCTCAATATATTTTTGTAAATATTCTGGTTCATTATAATATGTTGTAACTAAAGTAATCATTTAATTTATGGAGCGAGTAAGAGGAATCGAACCCCTATCATCAGGTTGGAAACCTGAGGTACTACCTTTGTACGATACTCGCTTATATTAACCATTCATTACCAAATGTTTTAAATGCCCAATTCCTTTCAAAACACCACCAACATCTTCTACATGCTTTTGTAAATCCTTCACTTTCATCAAAATGTCCAATACAACTCACGGTTAATTCAAATATATTCTTTAGATTAAGTTCTTTATAAATTAAAGCAAGATCTTGTTTATGCATATTAGTAAACGGAACCCATTCACCTTCCTCATTAACTTCTGGTTCTTCCGGAGCTTCCCACGCTCTATCTTTTTGATCACCTGGCATTACCACTAAAGGAGGATTTCTCGTTGTTCCTCTACATATAATATCTACATTTCTTTCTTTTGGATTTAAATATTCTTTTAAAATTTCTGTTGTTTTATGTTTAGCATATCCAACATGTGGACGCTCTATAGGAAAAAGAGAACCACTAGATCTCTCCACTTCCATAATAACATCATATACTGGTTTAATCATGGAAGGTCTATCTATATGACAAAATATTAAAGGATGTATAGTTACATCTAATAAATTATCTTCAACAATTTGATTACATAACAAATATAACAATAAAGAAGAGTCGCACCCACCTGACATGGCAAGTCCTATCTTTTTAACATTTTTTGGAATATTTAATTTCATCTATGAAATGGTTGACCAGCAAAAAACTCTTGTAAATTAATAAATGGTTTATATGTTCCATCTTGATCTCTATTAGTTACCATCCATTCACCATTTATATAAGTATAGATGTGTTCCACACCAGTTTCATAACCTATATCCATTAGGTCATAGTAATCTTCAACTGTTCCTCTATCATCATCATATACTTCAATTTCATTTTCATTTGCCCACAAAGAGCGATAATTGCCCCCAGCAGTTAAACGTGATATTTTTTCTATTTGATCATAATAATGATACAGAGTGTATCCTGTTTCTTCAATCTCTCCATTGAATTCTGTAGTACAATAATCGAATCCATTATCAGATTCACTTGCTATTATTGTTATATTTTTCATTTTAATTTATTCAAAAGTGTGGAGCGAATGCATGGAATTGCACCATGATCTCAAGGTTGGAGCCCTGTATTCTGCTTTTGAACTACATTCGCATTTATCATAATATACCATTATACCATTATAATTATATATTGTCAAGTGAAATATTTATTTTAATATTTCTATAGTGAGTATTATCGCAATCCATAATAATAAAAAATTACATATTAATAATTCTATTGCTAGAATTGTATGATACCATACCCAATTTGTTTCATATTTTTTATCTCTTTCAAGTTCAACTTTAGTCTTCCCTTCTTGTAATCGTGGCATCCAAAGTCGTTCCCATTTTTCTTTTGTTTTACTGATGATCCCCAATTTACCCCCTACATTTCTGGCCCTGTTGCATTATCACTATCTGAACATCCTTGTGAATTATACCTGCTTTCTCTCCATGTATGTTTGCCTTCATTATATCTCAACCATTTCTGATTTCCGTTTGGATCACAAAATTGTACATATATTTTACCATTTATAGTAAATAATCCTGCTCTACTGAAACCTTCCACTTGTGGTAATGTCTCTGTCGCTCGTAACCATAATGGAGCACTATCAGGTGGAGCACAAGAAGTAAGTAACAAAATGGTAACAACTGTCAATATTACTTGGATTAAATTAAGGATAATTAAATTTAAAATTGTTTTCATGTTTCATCTTCTATTAACTTAGCTTCAAATTCTCTTAAACGCCTAAAAACACTCATTAATTCAATAATGGTAGGCCACGCTTTTAATAGATATTGCATTGATCCTTCTACTCTACCAAATGCTCTTATTAT